ACCAGCAGCACCACCTGAGTTTCCTCTCACCCACGAAATATACCTTGGTTGTTTTGGTATAGTATTGTAAGTTGATATTGCCATTTTTTGGTCTACAACTCTCATCTCATAAGCGGCAGAGTTTAAGAACCCTGACGACACACCCTCAGGTGTTCCAGCATCCCATATTAAAAACGGACTACCAGTAGGGTCATAATCATTATAACCAACTATGAATGTTGTTGTTCCTGAAGGAGTTGCTGCCGATATTGTATTGTTTAATAACCATCTTGTCCCGAAAAACGAAGCTCCTGAATACGTATAACCTGATACATTCTCAAGGAATGGTTGAGCTGAAGCTGTTGCTTGAGTAAACGAACCACCTGTCTTACCAGTCCACCCTGTAATATAATTTACACCAGCATCGCTTCTCAAGGTCATATACGAAGTATCTGAGGCGTCGAACCACTGAAATAAATCAGGGATACTATTTGGATTAAACGCCGTAGATGACGAACTTGGTGTTGGAGTTGTCGTAGTGGTTGGAGTTGGAGTTGTTGTTGTTGTTTGCGTTGGAGTATAAGTAGGAGTTGGTGTTGGAACAGGACTTGCCCATTCATCGTATCTCCACTTGTCTCTTAAGTAATTTTGAACTTGTTCTTGTTCTTCTATAGTTAATTCTCTGTTGAATACCATAATCTCACCAAGTTCTGCACCAGCATTATTTATATTAGTTAATGTACCACCTGAATTACCCCATTGACGACCTAAATAAACTTGGTTGAAAGCGGTGTTTGGTGTTGAAGCTGTAATAGGTAATGTTGTGTTAGTTCCTCCCGATTGGTTAATTTCAAAATATACCGAACCTGTTGGATAAGGCATCGCAACGTGATATAAAAACTTGTTATTGAGTGTTGCGGCAGAAAAGTTAGTAACTGATGTATTATTGAGATACGTAAATTCACGTTTTGCGTTTACTATAGTATTAGTATTTGCTGGCGCATTAACTGAAATATTAACTAAGAATGTTGGAGTAGTTCCTGAAGTAAATCCACCATTTGTTGTATTACCTGATACTAAAGCAAAAGGATAACCAAATCCAACAGCATTAGTTGTATCTGCGTAGGTTAATCCATTTGGTTTTGCGAATACTTGAAACACAGTTAAACCGCTATAAGGTATTAATGTTGAGTCGAACCTTTGAGTTAAATAATCTTGTAACGCTGTATTATTATTTTTATCAAATCTTACAATAAGTGGTGAACCTGGTAATTGACTTGAACCAGACCATATTGGCATTGTGTTTATAGAGTCCCCTGAGAGAGTTTTTTGGATTGTTCCAACACTTCTCCACGCTGAGATATAATTTGTCCCTCCTGAAGAGATATAATCGATTGAACCTAAGTTAGTTGAGTCATACCATAATACAGGTTGTATTGGTAAAGGATACGGAGTTGAACTCGGTGTTATACTTGGAGTTGGAGTTACAGATGAAGTAGGAGTTGGCGTAACATCAGGTGTTGAACCAGTACCTACAACCCCCGCTTGTTGACCATCATTTTCAGCAGGAACTTTTGGCACCAAGTCAACACGTCTAAACTTGGATTTTTTTGTATCCCAAGCATCTAACGGATTTGCGTTAAGTGGAGTTTTTGGCTTATTCGCTAATATGTCTGAGGGGGATAAAAATGTTTGTCTTTTTCCTAAGACACCCCAAGTTCTGTTGTTACGCATAGTTTGTGTTTGGCTAAAATAAAGGGGGACAAAATCCCCCTTTAAATGTTATTCTTAGCAAGGGCAAGTCTGTAAAGAAAGACCCACTAATGTGCTCTGTAAAGTTCCCGCAAGTTCACTTGCTGGTTCTTTTTCGAACCCTTGTAATGTTATTGAATATCCGTTTCTGTCACCGAAGTTAGTTCCCGTTTCCGCAGAACCAGCGCTTAGTGCCATACCGAATGTTTCTCCTAAATAGAAGATTGAACCATCGTTTGTTTCAACAAATACTTTCAGGTCTGTATTTTGAGCTAATAACTTAATTTGGTTTCTAGTTGACTGTTGTAACTTGTGAAACACTAAAGTTAATAACTGCTCGTAAAATACAGTTCCGTTTTCTAAAGACGCAGTAATTGTTTCTACAAAATTCGATGTGTTCTTTTCTACCTGAAATTGATAAACAGTTCCACCTGTAGCGCCAACTGTAAGGATTTCTCCGCTAGCGTTTTCAGTTGTTCCAGTTACACAACCAGCAACGATATATGCCGACTTAATACCACCGACATTATCACGACATCCTTTACAGATGTTCGAAGTTGTAAAACATGATGAAAAACCCATAATTTTATATTTTTAATTTTTGTTCTTTAGTTTATTAGTTTAATCCATTAGTGATTACGAAATTCGGCCACGCGATTTGTACGCCAATTTTGAAATTACTTCTTAATCTTACCTCGTCAAAATCGACAGAGTAGAACATTTTTAATGTTTCACTATCACTCATTAAATCCACACCCATAACCATATAACCAGCAGGAGCAAGAACTAATCTGTTTGAAGAATTAAGTCCGCCGACTGGATGTACGAGAATATTCGTAGCTGGATGAAAGGTTTTAAAGTCCTCATAAGAGTTCTCAGGATTGAAGTGGTAGTAGTTTGCTGTTCTATAGTTGATTAAGTATTTTCTATAGTTAGCGTGAGACATAAATACCACTAAGTCAGTTCTGTCTACGATATCATCAGGGATTGCTTCAACAAGTAAATCCACTTGAGTTAACGCATTTGAAGACGTTAAAGCTGATGAACCTGTTACAACAATACCACCTGTTACAGTAGTGTTTCCTGTTCCTAATTGAGCTGTTAATTCCTTGAAACCAGAGAAACAAGTAGTAGCTGAACTAGCTTGCCACATTAAGTTCTCGATATATTGAGAGATTTGAGCTGATTTAAGTTCGCTAATTTGTTGTTCGAACGGAACGGATTCGTTGTAGCTACCAGGTGCGAGTAACTGTCCAAGCCAGTAATCATTTAAATCTGCGGGACATAACGCCTCGTTTACTTTATATTGACATACTGTGATGTCTCTTTGTGTGTAAGTAGTTTGTCCACTTGAAGACCAACCACAAGAACCGTCTTGAACCACTAAAGTAGAGTCAAGCAAGTTGATTGCTTGAGAACCCTTTACGCCAGGTTGAACCTTGATAATCTTCGCAGTTTCACCCTCAAGAATAGCTCTCCTAATCAATTCACCACCAACCTCATCTGTGTAAGTTGCTAATGAAGAAAGATTAAAGCCGAAATCATATTTCTTATTTGCCATAATTTTTTGTTTTAATTTTAATTTTATTTATTTGTTTGTTATTACAAGTTGTGTCTTGTTTTTAATAGTTTTGAGAAAGCGTCGTTTTGATGTGCCGCGAACTCGTTTACTACGTTTTTACCTTGTTTAACTGGAGAACCAGCAGGTTCTTTTGAGAACTTAGCCATTTTGGCTTTCATATCCTCTTGGTCTTTCACGATACCACCGATGGCATCTTTTATTTCACCTAAAACACCCATAAGTGTTTTTTTGAAATCTTCGTCGATTACCTCTTGAGGAGCACTCAAGTCAGGAGTCATTCCCATCTCTTCGTCAGTTTTTTCTTTTTCATCGTAAGACAATTCAACGTTTTCACGTTCAATGATTTTTCCGTCTTTCACGATTATTTTAAAAAGAACCTCTTTACCTTCAGCGTCTTTAAGGTTTAATTCGTGTTCACCATCGGGAGCCTTTACCTCAGTTCCGTCAGGACTAACAACGAATACGTCCTCGCCAACGTCAAAAGTTTTTGATTTGACAACTACCCCGTCAGCTAATGTAGCTTCCACGAATTGTTCTGTTTCATTTTCCATATTGTCGTATTTAATTTGTTGGACTATTCCGTCCTCGATTTTTATTTTAGTAGTATCTTCTAACTCGAATTCTCCATCGGGAGCGGGCAACTGTCCATTATCTGTTATTACATAGACAGGTTCGCCGACAATTAAATCACCTTCGGTAATCAATTCTTGACCCGATTCGGTAATCTTATATGAGTTGAACGTATACAGTCCTAAAAGTTTGTTTATTTTTCTAATAGCGTCTTGGTATTTCATATCTTAACATCTTTTAATATTGTTTTTATCTCGTCTAATACTGACTGAGAACCGAACTTGGCTTTCTCAAGGAAATAACCTTGAACTGAAAAACCCTTTAATTTACCGTCCTTTACTTTATTCCACACCTCAGGTTCGTTTATCTTCATTACTATCATCCACGTTCCTTTTGGATACTCCATATTGTAGACCTTTTGCTTATCATAAGTAGCGTCTTCAACTATCCAGCTTTCAACAACATCTACATCTTGTAAGAACTTTCTACCGTGTTCGATATTGGTCTTATCAAGTAGTTTTTCCTGCATAAACTTTTGTTGGAGTTTCTTTATTGTTTCAGCAGTAAAATAGACATAGTAGATTTCACCTGTGATTTCGTTTCTACGGATAATCATTTTGTCAGGTATCATAGCTGGTCCTACAACTATTCTCTGTTCAGCATTAAAGACAGAGAACGTAGACATATTCTCGTATTGAGAGATTGTTCTTTCGACCCACGGTAAGGCTTCTACACCCCCCCACGCATCAAGAGCAAGCTTTCCACATCCGTCTTCGTAAGATTTACTTGATTGTAAATCCACCTTATGTCTTGATATGTAGGACTTCATTCTCTTTACGGTTTCGATAGAGATTGGTTTGCCTTGAGCTAATTGTTGAGCCCTTACCTTACCAACTTGAGTCATACACCCTTTCGGGTTTCCTGATTTTTCAATATAATCTAAGGCTGACTGAGCGTTCTTACGGATAAGTTCAGGATAGTCAGTATAACTTTCGAACTCATTAACTACGTATTCACCATCGGCACTCATCTCTTCGTCGACTGGCACGCAATTTGGAGAACCATCAGGTTTTAAACCGATTGGTTCATATCCTTCCCAGCAAGCGTCTTCTAACGAATACATATCAGGGTGTCCTTCATTACCTTCTAATTCGTGTGTTTCACAAGGCATCCATAATATTTTATCACCATATCCCATAGAGTGTGAACCTTTACAACCGATAGCTTCAGCCATAGCCTCAGCGTCTTCACGATTTTCAAACATAGGTAAGGAAGCTAAGACTGGCTTTTTTTCCACATCATCGGTCACTTGGTCTACATAAGGGGA